GGGTTATATTTGGAGGCGTCTCTGGTTTGTGGCGACGGTGGCATAGTGTCTACGATGGTCTCCTCCTCTCCTTTCAATGCTCTAGGCTTGGGTTCTCTGTTCTCCGGCTCAAAACTAGAGAGATACTATGCTGCCTTCACCGCAAACCAGAGTTAAACTCTATGAAATGATCTTGAAAGGGCTGAATAATGCGTTATATTCAAGCCAAGCATCATGGAGCAGCTTCGAACAAGCCTGTTACGAGGCTTGTAATCCATTCAACATGCCCTGATGTTGGGTTTCCATCTGCGTCTCGCGCCGGGCGGGCTGAATCAACAGCTAACTACTTCGCCGATTCAAGTCGTCCAGCTTCGGCGCATTATGTTTGCGACGTTAGCACAACGATCCAATGCCTGCATGAGGATATCGTAGGTTATCATGCCCCTCCAAACTCCCATTCTATCGGTATTGAGATTTGTTCTGACGGTGGCTCACACGCTTCTTTCAACAACCCAAAGCACGCATACACGCGTGATCAGTGGCTCTCACCACAAGTTTGGCCCGCCGTTGAACGAGCTGCTGTTCTAGCCCGAGACATTTGTAAGCGTAATGGAATTCCCATTCGTAAGTTGTCGACTTCAGAGGTTAAAGCTGGGCGCTCTGGAATCTGCGGCCACAACAACGTTTCTGATGCTTTCCATCAATCCGATCACGATGATCCAGGTCCTTACTTCCCCTGGGACAAGTTTATTGCCGCCGTTAATGGCGCAAAGGTTACTTCGGAAGGAGCACTTTCCATGTCAGACGTCAATTCTCTCACTAAGCTCATCAAGACTTCGAGCGAGCAGCTTCACCATGATATTGGGGTTGTGCAAACCCAAAACGGAAACTTGAAGAAGGAGGTCGATCTTCTTTCCTGGATCAAGAACCCGGTCAGCGGCAAGCTTTGGCGAACCAAGGACGCAATTTGGTCCATGTGGTATTACATTCTTGAGCTTCGTAACCGAGTTCAGAACATTGAGGACCGTATCAACGCTGGTGGTAAGAAGGTTAAGTGATGCTGACCAAAGATTTCTGGCTTGGAGCTCTCGAACGAGCAGTCAAGACATTCATTCAAACATTTGTTGCGACACTGGGCGTTGGATTTGGGGTAGTATACACCGAAGATAGTTTGCAGACTCTTCCTTGGACTTCTGCAGCTATCACGGCCGGGGTAGCTGCGGTATTGTCGGTTGCAACGTCTGTCGGGTCTCCGGGTTTCGTTGCCGGAAAACAAAACGAGTATAAGCTTCCTACATCTGATCCTGGCATGGTTAAGCCTTCTGAGGAAGCCGTGATCGAGGTCCCAAAAGAAGCTGAAGAAGGACTTATTGAGCCTTTTGGAGAAGATGATCTTGAGTATCTTCCACGCCACGCGGACGAAACTAGTGAGTAATCATGGCTGAACCAAAACTACCTGGAGCTTATATCTATGGGTTGGTCGTAGCCAAGGCTATTCGTGCTGTAGGCGACATGACAGAGCAGGATGATCCATATCCCGATGGGCCGCCAATTGAATTAGCGCAAGCGGTCACATTTACTCCGGTTGAGGTCGGCCGGATCATCAAGGAAAATCCTCCAAATCCATCAATTCGAGTCATTCAGGAACGGATTGTTGCTGACTTTGATCACGAAGGATATCTAAGTATCAACGGTCAGAGAGGCGCTTGGCTTTATACTGGGGTTTGGGAGGTTTCTTTTGATGGTTCTCTTGGATGGCCATCGTTCCAGATCGAAGTCAAGGCCGAGCACACCAAGGATGAACCTCTTGATCTTTGGAAGGTGGGCTATCAACCGCCAAGCGTTACGACGCCCGTTACAAATCTTCTCATTCCTGCTTCGGTAAATGATGGAGACATTCTGATCTGGAAGGGTGACCATGCAGATGGTATGCCCCCATCTAAACTAATCCGTCTTAGTCCTTATTTTAGAAAAGGAAGAGGACGCCCTGACAAACCTGAAACTCTGGATGCAGAAGACCGCGCTTGGGTCTATAACGCTCCAGTAGCAGCCATATGGCATTCTGTTGACGGAGGTAATGTTGGTGCGTGGCTGTGGCGGCGCGCCGCGGATCGTTGGACAGTCGTAGACGGTGACACAGGAGTTAATAAAACAACCGACAACCCAGATTTTATAAACGCTTTTTCTTCCGACGATGGCACCTTCATCACGCAACCGGGAGGCTGGGGTGTTCAATATAGACGAATTGGGTCTATGGTTGAAATTTATGCACATGTTAAGCATGTTGGGACAAAAGAGTCTGTTTCCAAATCGAGTTTACCGATAGGCTGGAGGCCGGTAACAAACAAAGGGTTCATTGCGTTGAATGGAGACGTAAGAATGTTCAGGCTTTTCGTTCAACAGACCGGTCCAATCATTGCCCAAGGACCAGATGTTAACAATGCGGCTGTGCTATTACAGTATACGACAGACGATCCTTGGCCCGATCATTTATAAAATGTATGTTATGAGGTGATACCACGTGCCTAGGAAGCGCAAACAGCAACCCGCAGCTTCGCTGGAAGCACGAGAGAATCAGTTGATAGATTTGGCTGTAAACCTTGCGGAAAAACAGCTTCAAGAAGGCACGGCATCTTCTCAGGTGATTACTCATTACCTCAAACTAGGAACAACTAGAGAGCGTTTAGAGCAGCAGAAGCTGGCAAAAGAGAATGATCTTCTGTCATCTAAGAAAGAGGCCATTGATTCTGCGCAAAGGGTTGAAGAGCTATACGGTGAAGCGTTAAGAGCTATGCGATCTTATAGTGGAGACGACGATGATGCGAAGTTACAGTGAACTGTTGATGCTAGACACGTTCGAAGAGCGCTTTGATTATTTGAACCTCCAAGGCAAGGTTGGTTTTGAAACGTTTGGCTCCAATCGGTATCTGAATCAAGCTTTTTATTCTTCCAAAGAATGGAAAGATGTTAGAAACGCTGTAATCGTTAGAGATAATGCTTGTGATTTAGGGATTCCGGATCGACAATTGTTTGGGCGAATTACCATTCATCATATGAACCCGATAGAGGTTGAAGATTTGAATTCTGGAAGTTCTATGGTACTTGACCCCGAGTATCTTATTAGCGTTTCGCACAATACCCATAACGCCATTCATTATGGAGATGCATCTCTTCTGACTGAAGACTATTCGCCCAGATCTCCTGGCGATACTCTGCTTTGGAGAAGTCACGCATGAGTAAATTCGATCCAAATGATTCCGTATTTTTAACAATTAAACGAATGCTCGGCCTTCCAGAAGATGATGCATCTTTTGATACCGACATTCGCTCTGCTATCAACTCAACGTTCATGACCCTAATTCAACTGGGGGTCCTTAAGCAGGATACGGTGATGATTACTGGGGAAACCGAGTCATGGAAACAGCTATCTCCAAATCCTCCAACTGCTGTCTACACCCTTCCTGAGTATGTATACCTTAAAACAAGACTTGCTTTCGATCCACCAGCAAATTCGTTTCTGGTCACCGCCATCGAGAAGCAAATTAAAGAACTAGAATGGAGGTATGATGTCGGTCGAGATACAACATATGATTGACGATGCCCTAGACGATTCAATCGAGCATCACGGTGTCAAGGGCATGAAATGGGGCGTTCGACGGAATAGGACTGGCTGGATCGGCCCTGCTGGCTCGCCAAACCGAGCAAAGAGCCAAGGGCATAAGCAGGCTTCAGTAGAATCAAAATCGAAGTCCGGCAGCTCAAGGTCTACCAAGAAGATGACTAATGCTGAACTTCGTGAACAGATCGAGCGTCTCCAGATGGAGAAGCAATACAGGCAGCTTACTTCGGAGATGACCCCTCGAAAGCACGCAGCGATTCGTAAGGCTATTAATCAGGCAATTCTAAACGGAGCATCTCAGGCTTTGACTGAGACTGTTAAGGCTGGTGGTACTAAATACATCTCCAAGCCTGTCTTCAATAAGATCGACGCTATGATGAAATCGCAAGCAAACAAGAAAGTTAAAAAGAGTAAAGGATAAGCATTAACATGACGATCTCTAACAAGGCCGTCCCAATTTATTACGGGCAGTTCCGTGAGAAAGTGATTAGGGGAGAGGTACCGGTCTGTAAAGAGATCGCTATGGAGATGAATCGCATCGACAGCCTTGTTGCCGATCCAAACATCTATTACGACGACCAAGCGGTTGAAGGATGGATCAAGTTCTGTGAAAACGAGTTAACGCTCACAGATGGTTCTGACTTCTTCATGCTCGATACCTTCAAGCTTTGGGGCGAGCAGGTGTTCGGTTGGTATTATTTCGACGAACGAAATGTCTACGTTCGCAACGAAGATGGGCATGGTGGTCATTACGAACGAAAACTCATGAAGCATCGCTTGACTAAGAAGCAGTATCTGATCGTCGCACGAGGCGCTTCGAAGTCAATGTACGACGAAACGATTCAAGCTTACTATTTGACAGTCGATACAACCACAACCAAACAGGTAACAACAGCTCCGACAATGAAGCAGGCTGAAGAGGTTTTAACACCTTTTCAAACCGCCATTACAAGAGCTCGAGGTCCTCTGTTCAAGTTCATGACGCAAGGTTCTATTCAGAACACAACCGGGTCTAAAGCCATGCGCCCAAAGCTCGTTTCGACAAAGAAAGGAATCGAGAACTTTCTTACAAGCTCTTTGCTTGAAGTCCGGCCGATGTCGATCGACAAGCTTCAGGGGCTTAGGCCGAAAGTCGCAACAGTTGATGAGTGGCTTTCTGGAGACGTTCGAGAAGATGTTATCGGGGCCATCGAGCAGGGCGCTTCAAAGGTTCAGGATTACTTGATCATTTCAACAACGTCTGAAGGAACTGTAAGAAATGGTTCTGGTGACACAATCAAAATGGAACTTATGAAGATTCTTCGTGGGGAGTATTATGCTCCTCACGTCTCAATCTTCTATTACCGTTTGGATGATGTTGATGAAGTTTCAGACCCTGAGATGTGGGAAAAGGCTCAGCCAAACATAGGCAAGACGGTTAGTTATGAAACATACCATCTTGATGTCGAGCGAGCTGAAAAGTCGCCAGCAGCGCGCAATGATATCCTGGCCAAAAGATTTGGTATTCCAATGGAAGGATTTACATACTTCTTCACTTTTGAAGAAATCCAGCCACACAGACCACAAGTCTTTTGGAATATGCCTTGCGCTCTGGGAGCTGACCTTTCTCAAGGCGATGACTTTTGCGCTTTTACTTTCTTGTTTCCACTTACGGAAGATTCTTTCGGTGTGAAAACTCGGTCTTACATTTCTGAGTTGACTTTGAAGAAACTTCCAGCGGCAGCTCGGGTTAAATACGAAGAATTCATCAACGAAGGAACTCTTTTCGTCATGGACGGAACGGTTCTTGACATGATGGACGTCTATGAAGATCTCGAACGTTTCTATCTTTCCAAGGATTACGACATTCGAGCCTTCGGGTTTGATCCGTACAACGCAAAAGAGTTTGTTGCCAGGTGGGAACGAGAGAATGGACCTTATGGGGTCGAGAAAGTAATTCAGGGTTCCAAAACAGAGTCCGTTCCTCTTGGGGAACTTAAAAAGCTTTCTTCTGAACGCCTTCTAGTTTTCGACGAAGAACTCATGTCGTACGCCATGGGTAATGCGATCACTATGGAGGACACCAACGGAAACAGAAAGCTTATGAAGAAGCGCCATGATCAAAAGATTGATAACGTTGCGGCTTTGGTCGACGCCTGGGTTGCATACAAACTAAACAAAGACGCTTTCGAATGATAGGAGGTGATCATGGGAAACAGTTTGGGGCAGCGTATAAGTCACGCATGGAATGCGTTTCTTGCTAAAGATGCAGATCCAGACTTTAGTATGCCTGAAGAGTATAGCTATATAAACACTAGCTATAGACCTGGTAGTCATCTTCCGGTTGTTTCGAGAGCTGATGATGTCGTTTCTTCCATCTATAGCCAGCTAAGTGTGGATGCTGCGTCATATGAGATGCGCCACATTAAAGTTGATTCTAATGGCGTCTATAAAGAGACAGTTTACGATGGTTTGACCGATTGTCTAACTGTCTCTGCAAACATCGACCAAACAGGTCGAGCTTTTATGCAAGATTTGTATCTGTCGTTGTTTGAAGACGGAGTTGCAGCGATTGTTCCAGTCGATACAACTCTTAATCCTTCAAAGTCAGAATCCTACGACATCAGGTCTTTAAGGGTTGGGCGCATTATTGGTTGGTTCCCAGATCGTGTTCGTGTTGAGGTCTATAATGAGAAGCTTGGTCGACGAGAAGAAGTAGTTCTTTTAAAGAGCTACGTCGCTGTTGTTGAAAACCCGCTCTATCGAGTTATGAACGAGCCGAACGGAACACTTAAAAGGCTACTCGACAAGATGTCTTTGCTTGACATGTCTGACGCCAAGACTGCATCGACAAAGCTTGACTTGATCATTCAGTTGCCGTACGTAATTAAAAGCGAATCTCGTCGAGAGCAGGCTGAGAAGAGACGCCGAGACATCGAGTGGCAGCTTTCCGCGTCTAAATACGGAATTGCTTATACCGATGGGACGGAACGAATCACTCAGCTTAATCGCCCGGCCGAGAATTCTCTTAAGGATCAGGTTGAGTATCTGACCAACAAGTTGTTCAAAGAGCTTGGTCTTACAGAAGCGGTTTTTGATGGGACTGCTGATGAGAAGACCATGATTAATTACTACAATCGAACTATCGAGCCGGTTCTATCTGCGGTTTCATCTGCCATGCATCGAACGTTCTTGACAAAGACAGCAAGAACGCAAGGTCATGCCATTTGGTTCCACAGAGATCCATTCCGTCTCGTGCCTGTCGGTCAACTTGCTGAGATCGCAGACAAGTTCACTCGTAATGAGATTCTAACCTCTAATGAGATTAGAGCTCTTGTCGGGTTCAAGCCATCAGATGAACCTAACGCGGATAGGCTGCAGAATTCCAACCTCTACCCAACGCAGACGGTTGGCGGCGCACCTGTCGAAACCGGGTCAAGTGAAGGAGATCTTGGTGAAGAAACAACAGAACAGGAGTTATGATGCATTACGATTTTAGCGGTTACGCAACTAGGCCAAATCTTAAGTGCTCAGATGGCGTAACAATTTCTTCAGGTGCTTTTGACGAGATGGACGGCAAGACCGTTCCTCTTGTCTGGCAGCATCTTCACGACGATCCCGCTAATGTTTTGGGGCATGCTCTTCTTAAGGCTCGTGACGGAGGGGTGTACGCTTACTGCACTTTTAACGACACTGATGGAGGAAAGACAGCCAAGAAGTTTGTTCTGCACAAGGACATTACTTCTCTTTCGATCTATGCCAACAAGCTAACGCGTAAGGGATCCGATGTTACTCATGGTATCATTCGAGAGGTTTCACTGGTTCTTGCCGGAGCAAACCCCGGAGCCATGATTGATAACGTTGTAATCCAGCACTCTGATGGCTCTGCCGAGGAAATGGATGATCAGGCTATTATTTACGCTAACGAGACGATCAATTCTGATGCGGGCGAAATTAAGCACGCGGACAAGGGCAATGAAATGGATTCTGAAGAGGACAAGGCCAAGCATTCTAATACCGACGATGAAACCATCGCTGACGTCTACGATTCTTTGACCAATAAGCAGAAGAACGTAGTTGAGTACATCGTAAGCGAGATTCTTGAGGAAAACGGCATCAGCCAGAGCGATTCAAGCAACGACTCTTTGGAAGGAACTGATATGCACCACAACATCTTCGAGGGTGGCAACGACAAGGACAACGACAAGGACAAGCAGAACGACGTCCTCACCCATTCTCAGATCGACGAGGTTTTCGCAAACGCCAAGACCTCGGGTTCTCTCAAGGAAGCTATTCAGCACGCCGCCACCACCTATGGTATTGAGAACATCGATCTCCTTTTCCCCGATTTCAAGACGGTGACGAGCAGCCCGGAGTTCATCAAGCGGCGCGCCGAGTGGGTTAACAATGTTCTCAACGGCGTCCACGCTACGCCCTTCACCCGAATCAAGTCTCTCCAGGCGGACATCACTGCTAACGAGGCTCGGGCAAAGGGTTACATCAAGGGTAATCGAAAGAAGGAGGAGTTCTTCAAGCTCGTCAAGCGAACCACCAACCCGACCACCGTTTACAAGAAGCAGAAGCTTGATCGGGATGACATTCTCGACATCACGGACTTTGATGTTGTTGCTTGGCTGAAGGCTGAGATGCGCCTCATGCTTGATGAGGAGATTGCTCGTTCTGTGCTTATCGGCGACGGTCGCACCCCCGATGATCCCGACAAGATCAAGGAGGATTGTGTTCGACCCATCCTCAAGGAGGATGATCTTTACGCTATCAAGAAGGAGGTCCCGGCTCCTAAGGAGGCTGGCGACATGCCTTTCCTTGAGGCGGTCCTTCGTGTTCAGGACGAGTACGAGGGTTCTGGCGCTCCTACGCTTTTCATCTCCAATACGGCTGCAGTTGATTTGCTCCTTGCTAAGGATGCCATGGGTCGACGCTACTACGAGTCTTACTACGCTCTTGCCGCAGCCCTTGGCGTTAAGGATGTTGTCATTGTTCCGCAGTTCAAGGATGTTACCGAGGGCGGGAAACCCCTGCAAGCCATCATGGTTAATCTGAACGATTACTCGCTTGGTACCGACCGGGGTGGTCAGATTTCCATGTTCGACGACTTTGACATTGATTACAACCAGCAGAAGTACCTGCTCGAGACTCGCTACTCGGGCGCCCTGACCAAGATTCATTCTGCCGTTGTGTTCTTCGGGGCAGCCTCCGCTCCGCACCCCGTTAACCCGAAGCCTGCTCCTGGCAACGAATCCTGATGAAAGGCTGTAAACGACATGGCTAAGTTTCATGGAAAAATCGGTTACGCCGAGTTCGAAGAAACAAGTCCTGGCGTTTACACGGAAACCATAGTCGAGCGCGATGCTCGAGGCGATGTGACTAGAATGGCTAGGATACTTCATGGCGGAGACGTTGTTAATGATAACATCTCATTTAATAACGAAATCTCTGTTGTTTGTGATGCCTATGCCATTCAACACTTTTCATCCATTCGCTATGTCGTGTACATGGGGACCAAATGGAAAGTTTCAAACGTCACGGTCCAGCGACCAAGACTGATTCTAAATTTCGGTGGAGTCTACAATGATTGATCGCCTCGAGCTTCAGCAAGCATTAGAAGACATAGTTGGCGAAGGAAGAGTCTACTTTCAACCACCTGCTCAATTTAAGTTATCGTATCCTTGCATTGTTTACGAGCGGGACTCAATCAAGACAGAGTTTGCTGATAACGACCCGTTTGCGCATAACAAAAAGTATTCGATAACTGTTATTGATAAGAATCCTGAAAGTACTCTTCCCGATGCTGTGTCAGAACTAAGGTTGTGCTCTTTTAGCACACATTTTGTGTCTGATAATCTTTATCACGACGTATTCACTCTATATCTTGAAAGGTAGCATCATGGAAATCAAGTGGGATGAGACCGGTAAGCGGCTGTACGAGACTGGTGTTAGCAATGGTGTTCTTTATGTTGACAAGACCGCGGTGGCCTGGAACGGTTTGACCGGAGTTTCTCTCAACCCTGAGGGTGCCGAGGCCAAGGCTCAGTATGCAGACAACATTAAATACATGAGCATCACTTCTGCTGAGGAATTCAAGTTTACCATTGAGGCTTTCACCTACCCGACCGAGTTTGAGGAGTGCGACGGATCCATTGCGCCGTCCGCAGGTCTTTCCATCGGTCAGCAAGATCGTAAGATGTTTGGATTCTCTTACGTCTCGCTTGTTGGCAATGACGTGGATGGTTTGAGCCATGGTTCTAAGTTGCATCTGATTTATGGCTGCCTTGCCGCTCCTTCAAAGAAGGAGTACAAGACTGTTAACGATTCTCCTGAGGCTATTAGCTTTAGCTGGGATGTTACGACGACGCCCGTCGGTGTTGATCTGGCGGGTCAGAGTATTAAGCCCACCGCGCATCTTAGCATCGACTCTTCGATCGCCGACAAGGGTGGTTACAAGAAGCTGACTGACATTCTTTACGGCCGAGGATCTGGAGCGACCGCACGGCTTCCCGAGCCGGCGGAGGTTGTTAAGCTTTTCAACGCACCTGGCGGTACTGGAAACTGATGAATTGCAGATAGGATGAGGGAATGCTTGAACTGCAAACTCAAGATCAGGAATTTTATGACGATGAGCATGGCTTTATCGAAGTTCCTGGCGGTAGTTATGTACTAGAGCATTCCCTCATCTCGGTCTCTAGATGGGAATCCAAGTGGCATATTCCTTTCCTTTCGACTGAAGATAAAACGGACGAACAAGTTCGAGACTACATAAGATGTATGTTTGTAAAGCCGCCCAAACATAAAGACGCTCATCTTTACTTTTCGCTCGAAACCATTCGCGAAATTGCTGAGTATATTAACGAGCCAATGACGGCGACAACTTTTTCTGAGCTTAACAAACGAGGCGGGTTCCAGATAATCACGAACGAAGTGATTTATTATTGGATGGTCGCTTGCAACATTCCATTTGAATGCGACAAATGGCACCTCAATCGACTTCTGACGTTGATTAAAGTAGTTTCCTTGGAAATGAATCCGAAGAAACAAATGGATACAAGAGACATCTTGGAACAAAACAGGCGCATCAATGAGATGAGAAAGAAGAAGTACAACACCAATGGTTAACGACATTTCATTTGAAGTAAAAAGCGATTTGCCCAAGATGGAATCATACATGAAGAAAGCAAAATCATTGGATGTTAATTCTCTTCTTTTTCGTTGCGGTGAACAGGGTGTTTCTGCACTTCGGTCGTCAACTCCAGTCGAAACAGGAAAGACTGCCGGGTCTTGGTCTTATAGCGTTACCAAACAGAAAAATGGCGCTAAAATAGAATGGCATAATTCTAATGTCAACCATGGTGCGAACATAGCTATCATTCTTCAATATGGCCATGGAACTAGGACGGGTGGCTACATTCAAGGGAGGGACTACATAAATCCAGCGATGCGACCTGTCTTTGATGGCATGATTGAGGACATAAAGAAAGTGGTGAAAAGCTAATGAGCACTATTGAAAATCTTGTAGTCTCGGCAAAACTTGATAGCAATCAATACAAGGCTGGCGCCGCTCAAGTTATTGATGCCACCAAAAAGATGAAAGACGGTCTCAAATTTAACAAGTCCGTCGATGGACTCAAAAATGTTTCTGACGCCGCCAGGCGTGTTGATTTGAGTTCCATGGCACGGAATGTTGAGGCACTAAACGGTAGATTTACCACATTTCGGACAATCGCCATGGGCGCTTTGTCCAACATTGCTTCTGGTGCTATCGCTTCCGGCGCCAAGCTTTTGAGTTCTTTCGCTATTGAGCCGATCAAAGACGGTTTTCAGGAATACGAGCTAAAGCTCAACTCGATTCAGACTGTCCTTGCTAACACGGCTCGCTATGGAACAAGTCTCAAGACGGTTAACCAGAGTTTGAATGATCTTAACACTTATGCAGATAAGACCATTTACAACTTCGCAGAAATGACGCACAACGTAGGTTTGTTCACAAACGCAGGTATGCGCGTTGAAGACGCTACGGCTGTCATTAAAGGCTTCTCAAACGAGGCCGCTGCGTCTGGCACCAATGCCACAGGAGCAGCTAATGCTGCCTATCAGCTTTCTCAGGCTTTGTCTGCAGGTAAAGTTATGCTCATGGACTGGCGTTCTCTTCAGAACGTCGGTATGGGTAACAAGAACATGCAGAACGGTTTGCTCGAGGTTGCCGAGGCCATGGGCAAGGTTCAAAAGGGAGGCGCTAAAGCTAAGGCGATTCAGAAAGACTTCAACGGATCGCTTAAAGATGGCTGGCTGACTGCAGACGTCATGACCAATTATCTGAAGATTATGGGCAACGAGATGTCCGTATCTCAGATGAAGGCGCTTGGCTTGTCTGCGACCCAGATCAAGGCCTTTCGGGCGCAGGCGAAAACTGCCGAAGATGCGGCTACGAAAGTTCGTTCGTTCACCCAGCTTGTTGGCACTGTAAAGGAAGCCATTGGTTCTGGGTGGGCCGAAACATTTGAGCTTTTGATTGGCGATTTCAATCAGGCAACTGATCTTTGGACTGGGGTATCGAATCATCTTGGTAATCTTATTGGTGGGATTGCAAATGCCAGAAACAACTTCTTAAAAGACTTTGTGAATGCAGGCGGCCGAGATGCTATTCTTGGCACTATCGGAAACATTCTGCAGCCCATCCAAGTCATCTTGTCTGCGATCGGAAGAGCTTTCCGAAATGTCTTCAAGCCTTTGCAGGGCGCGCAAGCTGCTGGAGTCTTTAAGTTCTTTGAGACACTAACTTCGCATCTTCGACTGACCGCTAAGACTGGAACAGCCATCGAAAAGGTGTTCACGGTATTGTTCCGGGTGATTCACCTTCCGATTGATGCGCTCAAACTTCTGTTTACAGTGGTCAAGGCCGTATTCAACGGCATTAAGACCAGTGTCGGGTTTGTCATCGACGTTTTCAAGAAATTTGGCGACGCGGTCAAGTTTATCTTCCAGCCAATCTCTCAAGCCAAAGGCGTGCAAGAAGCTTACCATAAAGTTCTTCAAAATGGAAGTGTAGTTGTTGATTCATTCCGCAATGCTATTGACAAGATAAAGAACTCGCTTCCTTCTTTCAACACCATCCTTGACAAGACAAAGGTGGGCTTTGAAAACTTAAAGGACCTCACCGCAAAGGCTGCGGCAGCCATGCCTTTCCTTTCTCAAGCGATGGGTTTTGTTGAAAGAAACGCACGGCGAATTGGCGAACGTGTTGTCGACGTCGCTGGCATCACTGCCAGAGAGCTTCCAAAGCAAATAAAGTCTTTTGCGGAGCACGAGCATCTTGTCGAACGGTCTCGAGCAGCGTACGAGGTCTTGCACCGAGCTGCTGGCAATTCTCTTTCTGGCCTGAGCGGCTATCTTGATACCGCCAAGCAGAAAGCTAGCGAGTATGCTGCAGTGGCAGTCCTTGCCTTCAAGCGAGTTCAGCAGTCATCAATAGCTCAACGCATCGCTACGATGCAATTGCCGTCGGTGTTCCAGTCTATCTCGAAAGCAATGTCTGGTTTCACTGGAACTATCAAGGTTAAAGCTCCTGAGATTTCCAGCGCTGCTGTCGATCGTATGCAATTTGCATATGAAGCTCTCAAAGTCAAGGTCATCGAGTACGCAGCCGTTGTTGAGCGTCGTCTACCAACAGCGCATCAGGTACTTGATTCAGGAAGGATTAAGCTAGAAGAATTCAGGCTTGCTTTGACTGTTCTCGAAGCAAGATTCCCAACTTTCTCAGCAGCTGTCACTGCGGCTAGCGCTAAGATTCGCGATCTCATGGGCCAAGCCTTTGAATTCGTCGAAGCTAAGCTTGCCACGTTCTCGGTTTCGATGGTAACCGCTAGCGGCATTGCTCAAATCAAGTTCGGGAACGCGCTTGGGATTGCCAAAGGCAAACTTCAAAGTCTTGCGTTGACTTTTTCCGAAGTCGCACTTGCGGCAAGGACCAAGCTGGGTCAAGCTATTGGCTTTGTGGTTCGACAATACAATGCGCTTCGTGGTGTTGTCGGAAATGCTGGCGCCATGGGTAAAGCTAAAGCGATTGAGGGGTATCAGTCCGGACTCTCCAAACTCCAGCAATCGCTCTCCGTTGCGAAAATCAAAATGGAAGTTTTATCGGTGTATGCCGATAGAGTTGCCGCGTCTGTTAAGCGCGGTGCTTCCAAGATTAACGCAACTTTTGGCTCCGCGGCAAAATCGGCTGCAGCATCAGTGAGAAGTGCTGCTGTTAGAACTTCTGCGTCCATCAAAGCTATGGGCGGTCTTGAGGGAGTCTTTGACAAAGTTGCTTCTAAGGTCCGAACCGTTTGGGCATCGGTCGCTAGCTTTGGCACGAAAATCAAAGCTGTGCTCACAAATGCTTTTGCTGGCTTCAAGCAGGTTGATTATCGAGGGTTGTTCAATGCTGCTACTTTGAGCATGGTTCTTGTTCAGGTTCGAAACTTCACAAAGATGCTTTCAGGAGCAGTTGAAGGAACGAACAAGATCAAGGCATCCGTAGCAAAGACGATTGGGTCCGTTGGAGACTCCATCGGTGCTTTCCAGAAGAGCGTCAAGGCCGAAGCGCTCATGACAATCTCTAAAGCCGTAGCTATCTTTGCAGCTTCGCTCATTCTCTTGAGCTTGATCAAGACGAACAATCTAATGACCACGGTTACCGTCTTGTTCATCGCGTCAAAGATGCTTCCGGCAGTCATGGATTCGCTGAAGGGTTTGACCGCAGCTACAGTATCGCCTACAAAACTTCTAGGGGTAGCGGTTGCTGTCATGGCTGTTTCAATCGCTATTACAGTCATGGCCGGAGCAGTCAAGAAGATGGCCGGAATCGATCTTAAAGGCATGGAAAGTGCTCTTTTGGGTTTGTTCGGTGTCATCACGGCTTTGTCGTTCTTCATGAACAAGACTGATCTGTCAGGCAGCTCGGTTCGAAACGCTCTTGGTTTGATGGTTCTTGGCGGGGCTCTTTATGTCTTCGCTGGAGCTGTTCAAAAGATGGGGAGCATCCCGGTCGACACATTGAAAGTTGGTCTTCCAGTCATGGCTGCTTTACTGGCTATGATTGGATACTTCACCCAGATTGTCAAGTCTGATAAAGTGCTGTCGGTGTCCATAGCGATTGCAGTGTTGTCTCTGTCACTGAGGAGTATGGCTGGAACTCTAGCACAGTATGGCGCTTTGCCTATGGCTGTCATCGTCAAGGGCATGGGGTCTTTGGCTCTTGTCTTGGGAGCTTATGCTTTGGCGGTTAAGCTGATTCCAAAAGATGCCAGCACAAAGGCTTTGGCAATTTCTACTTCAATGTTGCTCGTTGTCGTAGCACTAAAATCTCTTGGGTCACTCCCCTTTGAGACGCTTCTTAAGGGCACTACAACCCTTATAGCTGCCATGACGGCTTTGGCCTTGGCTTCTAAGATTATGTCTGGAAACTTGTCTGGAGCCGCAGGCATTGTTCTTATGGCTACCGCCTTGAACATGCTTGTTATTCCAATCACGCTTCTTGGGCAGCTTAGTTGGGAAAGCATCGCCAAAGGCTTGGTCGCTATTGCGGGCGCTATGGTGATCATGGGAGGTAGCGCGGCACTTCTAGGATTGCTAGGGCCTTCTCTTATGACCGCTGGTGCAGCTCTCTTGCTTATTGGAGTGGCGTCGCTAACAGCTGGCGCTGGTATGCTGATGTTTGCGCAAGCTATGGTCTTGGCGGGCACTGCTTCCGCTGCGGGGGCGGTTGGAATTGGGCTATTCCTTGCCAAGATCATAGAGGCCATTCCTGCTTTGGGAGGCGCTATTGGGCAGATGTTGGCAAACCTGTTCGCCCAGCTAGCCGCATCTACTCCAAGATTACTGCAAGCTCTTCAGCAAATGCTACAAGCTACGTTGCTGTTCATCAACAACAATGCAGGGCCTCTTATCAATACGGCTGTCGATCTCATCACCAAGCTCTTGGCTGCCATCGTGGCTCTGACCCCTAGAGTTGTGACAGCGGGTTACCAAATCCTTATGTCGCTGCTCAAGGGCATCAGAGACCACATTGGTGGTGTGTTGAAGGTTGCTACAGACATCATCATCAAGCTCGTTCAAGGGATTGGCGAGGGTGCTGCCAGGATCGTGGTCGCGGCCATGCAGACCATTCTAAAGTTCATAAATGCTATGACGAGAGCCGTAACAATTTATGGGCCTCAGATCCGTAAAGCCGTCTTGATGCTTGCTTTCTCGATCATCACGACCCTTGCGTTTGGTCTAAACCCGCAAAAGGCGTTGAACAAGATCAAGGAGCTAGGCCATAAGCTTTCTGCAGGCTTGCACGCGGCGATAAGCGGAGCCAAGCACGTTGCCGGAAGTGCCAAGGATATAATTGCTCATATGGCCAGCCAGCTTTCGCCAAGTCGAGTAATCAACAAGATTAGATCACTTGGTACGAGCATGAGGAATGGCATCAGCAACGCCATCAACTCTGCCAAGAACGCAGTTCGAGGTGTTCAGAGCATTGGCGCCGATATGATCAACGGTGTCATTCAAGGCATCAGATCCAAAGCTAGCAGCCTTGCCAGTAGCGCGAGAAACGCTGTTAGCAACGCTCTTAGTGCAGCCAAACATGCCATTCTGAGCCATTCCCCTTCGAAGAGGTTCCGTGACGAAGTCGGTAAATCTATGATTGACGGTGTCATCGTTGGCATCAACGAAAACTCTGGCAATCTCAACAAGACTATTCACGGATCTGCTGTCGGAGCACTCGACGAAATGCGGAATGCAATGTCTGGGGCAAACGTTGATCTTGACGACATGTCAGTCAACCCAACGATTACTCCAGTGCTTGATTTGTCTTCGGTCGAACGCGATGCTCGAGGGATCAATGGTCTTGTCAGTAGGAATCTTGCGATGTCCGTTGGCAGCCAGTTCGGTAGGAAAACCGAGATTCCTCAGCCCGGTTCAAACGATCAAAATGGAAGTTCTATAACGAACCTAAACTACACGCAGAACAACTACTCACCAAAGACATTGTCTGCTATTGAAATCTACAGGAATACAAGGCGCCAGATTATCGAATCGCAGGGGGTGTTTGCAGGAAGATGATTAATGCTATTAGTATACATAGCGAATACGACAGGCAAACCTTCTATCTCAAACGCCCCAGCGAGTCTGATAATTATGCTGTGATCAATATCACCGGTATAACGCCTGGAGATGCTGATATCGGCATGATGGACGCTGCTTACATGGATGGGAAACTACTTGGAAACAGAAGGATTAATGATAGAGAAATAGAACTCACTCTTAGGTTGCTGGATGGGGATGCCGAGCGTCAAAGAAATCGTTCGTACCTTCTCTTTCCACTTAAGCGGCGGATTCGAATGGAGGTTCATTCGGATTATAGGCATAGTTACATTGACGGATACGTTAAAAAATGTTCGTCAAATGTCTTTTCCCAAGAAGAAGAGCTCAATGTCGTGCTATCCTGTCCTTTCCCATTCTTCACAGATTTGGAAACCGCAGACGCAAACAAGATCCTTGAGTTCTCTTCTGTGACAGAATTGTTCGAGTTTCCTTTCTCAAACGAATCTCTAACTACTCCATTGCTCGAGTTTGGATCAATCAAACGCGAGGAAGAAGTAAACCTGTACTATCCAGGAGAGGTTGAAAACGCGTGTATTGTCATCTTTAAAGCTGTTGGCGGTGACGTTGTTGACCCTGAGCTTCGAAATGTGGATTACGGTCAACGAGCAAAGGTATCCACAAACAGATTTAATGACAATCAAGGGTCGGTTCTCCACAATGGCGACAGCCTTTGGGTCTGTTCACAGCTTGGAAACAAATACGTAGTTCTAAATAGAGCTACTGGCACTGTTTCCAATCAGATTCAGGCCTACGACATCTCGGGTAATTGGATCATTCTCCAACCAGGAGACAATCGAATCCGTTACTTCGCAAAAGCTGGTTCTGAGTACTTGAGCGTTGAGATTCATCATACAATTCTATATTCAGGAGCTTAAAGTGCTTGACATTTGGGTTTATGATTACGAGTACGTTGCACGAGGGGTCATCGACACGTATTCCTCTCTTGTTTGGAACGAAAAGTTTACAGACTGCGGGGAATTTGAACTCCAAGTGCAAGCATCGGACCGCATCTGGAAACTCCTCCAGGGTCAAAGGTTTTTGGCCCTGCCAGGGTCCAGCTCCACACTTATGGTGCCAACCACATTCACTCTCAAAACATCAGACGATGGAGATGAGATAATAGTCAAAGGCCAAAGTGCCGAATGGCTGATGACGCATAGAAACTCATGGACCAGCGCCAATGTGGACATGAGTTCAAGTGTTAAGATGTTCAATAGTCTGTTCTCGAATTCATTCATTCGAAACCAGTACAAGACAGATTCAATTTCCGGGAGGCCTAGATATAACACAAACAGGCTTGATGGGCACCCAGACTATACTTTGGCCGACCTATGGTTTGAAAGCCTTTACACTATCGTCCATGACACATGCAAGTTGCACAATGTCGGGATCGAGTTTAGATACGATGGGCATGAGCCGTCCCCAATGTATCCTTTCTTTTACAGCGGTAACGACAGATCAAAGACCGTTATCTTCTCAGAAGCTTTTGACATGCTTGGTGACACGAGCCACGTGTATACGACCATTGATTCATTCACAGATGCCCTCATTCACGGGAGTGAAATCACCACCAAGTACTACAGGCCAGAGGGGGCTCGGTACAAGTTCGTAACTGAATTTGGTGATGGCTCTTACAGATGGTATCCGTATAGTAGGCTTGGAAGCTCTCCACAGCAAACAGGGTTGAACCTCAAAGAAACCGTGATCGACGCGTCTCAGAGCGTCCATTGGGATACCATTGAATACGATTCCTATCCTTCAGGCATTAATGCCGATACCAGAAAGAAGATCGACAAAGCCAATCTCGACAAAGAAATCAAGGCTTTTACGGCTTATGAACGTTCTCTGTATCGATACGGAAAGCTTGAATGGATTTACAGATCTGAGAAGAACGAATTCACAACAACTGTTCCTGAGAGTTCAACGTATAGGCCGAATCGAGACTACAAGCTTGGCGATCTTGTTGGCGTAGACGATGGATATGGCTATCGAACCAGTTTGAGAGTCGTGGAGTTGACTACTTATTCCGACGCTGAGAAGCACATCATCGTCCCAACGCTCAAGCAAGACTATCAAGACGCAGAATAGGGAAAATTATGCCAATCACATATGGGTATTACAACTCCGTAAACGGTGATCGCAAGTACGATGCCAAGACTTTCAGCAAGTTCTTCAATCTCTTCCTTCACCAAGGAACGTTCAAGGATTTTGGAGAGCAGTTTTCGGTCAAACCTGCTGGAGGAATGTCGGTTCGAATCGGTACTGGTGGAGCTTGGTCTAATACGACTTGGACTATTTCAGATACTGCGTTCAACATCGCATTGAATGGCGCAGACCCGACCTTTCCCCGCCATGACTTGATTGTGGTTCGCTCGAAAGCCGGAGATGGCGATCGAAGGAATGAAATTATCAAGCTTACTGGAAAGTCAGAGTCGGCTCCAAAAGACCCAGGCATGTCAAAGTCTGTAGATGCTTATGACCTTCCAATTGCCAGGATCAGAGTCAAGGCGGGTGCCACCAGCATCTCTACTACAGACATCACGTCACTCGTTGGGACAAGTGCCAACCCGTGGGTTACTGGGCCAGGGGATCACTTCGACACAGACGCCTACTTCAACGAAATGCAGTCAAGTTTTGACGACTGGTTCAAAGATGTCAAGGAGACTTTGTCCAACACCCCAGTAGGCGATCTGAAGCTCAAGCTTGACACCTTGGATGCGGAAGTTGAAGGGCTTTTGTTTGACACTGGCGTCTTTGATCTGTCTCCCATTCAGGGGATTGAGTATTTCAAAAACATCCGAAAAGGTAAGTTGACGTCGAATGGGTTGTACGCCAATGTCACATTCCGTTTCAAGTCTCTTCCAACCAATGGAAACACCACATCCACAGATATTCCGATTGCCATTTTTCCGCCTTTTCTAGAAGCTTATTTGGAAAATCTCGGATTTACTTCAGCACGAACTCCTGTCGGAAATTTCTCTTTCGGGGGAAAATCTGGGGTAGCCGGTGTCGTCGCTGCTGATACAGGCCAGTTGTATCTGAGTCATCGCACAGGCACTATTCCCACAAACGAATGGGGGCGTTTGAGTGTAACTGGGGCTATTGGTTGGGGAGCTGATGCGTGATGCCGACAGATCTGTTGGTCGGCCTGCTGGCGACCGCAATCGGGACTGTTGGTGGAATCGTAACAAAAAGTGTCGGGCCAAGAGGCTCTAGGGAGAATGCCTTGCTGGACCAATACCAAGAAGACAGGCTTGAAGATCGTAAAAGAATCGCAGAGCTAGAAACAGAAACCCGTAGTTTGTCCGGCAAAGTAACAGACCTAATCATAAGAGAACAGATTTGGTCTTATTACGTAAAAGATCTTGAGGCAGACATAAGGGTCGCTGGAGGAACCGTCAGACCAAGGCCGGAAGGGATTAAAATGCCTTACGAAAGTGGAGAAAATGATAAACGGAGCGGTTGACATTTTTAGAATCATCAACATTGTCATGATCTTGATCTCCATGGGGTGGTTCATCTTTGGTCCAGGGCATTTCAAGCTTTTAAGCCGAGATATCAGATTGCTCCTTATGAGTGTTCAAGCCTTGTTGGTGTTTGCGCTGCTTGGTACGATTGAAAATCTCATAGATGATCACGCGCCAAACGGTATTAGAACTTTTTTATTGACCATTGCACTTATTTGGATGATCTATGCACAACACTTCAGAGACAAAGACTATGACAATTAAAGATCGTTCAAACTTGTACGATGATTTCCAATTCGTTGGGTCGTTTTGCATACCATTGATAGTCCTTGCCGCGTGGGTGTCGACAAAAATTGTTGACTTTCCATTTTGGTTTGACATCATAGGCGTCTTTTCAATCATCAACGTCTTGCTCGGCCTGCTTCTGGCTGTGCGGAAAAGGCCTTGCGACGGGGATCTGAACATAGTTGAAAAAGGCGACAAGCAACTCTTTGATTTGAAACTGGAATTGACTCCGGAAGAAATCACGGAGAAAGATTCCGTATCGTTCAAGGTTTGCGTTACGCGGTGAGAACACAGTTCTTAGTGACCATCAACTAAAGAGGAGGAACCGTGTTTGGTCTCAATCGCCAATCGCATCTTGAAGTTGAGATCGACCGTTTGATCACGGATCTAGAGACATACCCGCCATGCTCCACCGAGTACACGGCCGCAGCAAAGAATCTAGAAACCTTGTACCAAGCCCAAAACGTAGCACAAAAGGGCAAGGTCAGCAGGGATGCTATTCTTTCGTCTGCGACCTCTCTCGGGGGTATCGCCATGATTCTAGTCTTTGAGAAAACTGAGATCATAACCACCAAGGCGTTAAGCTTTGTGACTAAAGCAAGACTCTAATCAGCTTGTAGTCTGAGTGAGAGACATGTTTCTGCTAAAAACATAGCAAACACATGTCTTTCGCTTTTTCGCTCGCGCAAGAAACACGGTGGTTAATGACCATCATCTATTGAAAGGAACCATCATGCTCAACAACATCAAGAACATCGTTCTCATTGCCAGCGGAATTGCTTTTATCTCTTCATGCGTCATCATCATGAAGAGTGCTAGCGATGCCTTTAGTGCAATGACGCCCGACGATTCTGTTAGTTTCGATGAACATGTTTCGGAAGCTCTTCATATTGTGAAGTGATCAACACCTACAGCTCTGTCCAAACACAGGGC